GAATTTTATGAAAGGAATAAAAAAGCTGGTTATATTTTTTCTGTTTGGAATAATGCTTCTTACATTTATTGTAAGTGCGCCACTGTGCGATAGCATTGATCCGACAGATTACGAAGTGATTATTAAGGCAAGTGCCAACAATCAATATGTGATACATAATTATACACAGGAGACCATATCTGAAGAAGAAAAGCAGCCATTTGTTGTGAAGAAAAGCAACAATATTTCTGCGGAATGTACACGCCATTTCTTTTTCAATCGTTCAAGGCAAAGGGAGGGAGCACTGTTTAAGCAGAGGGCGAGAAGTATGATCCAGTCCGTTCTATATCGCTGAGAAGAGGGTATAATGCAATAAAAGAGAACAAATGTTCTTGTTGTGCGATATTGGGAGGGACGGATATATGGATTACAAAAAGGAAATTATTGAAATGATAAACGGAATAAAAAAAATAGGCACATTAGAGTACCTGTACACATTCATAAAGCTATTTCTGGAGAGGTGGGGCAATTAAGCCCCACTTCTTTTTTATTGATTAGAAAGCATGGAATCAATTAGACTTAAAACAATTTTCTGGTCGCGCTCGCTTAATAATGAGAATTTTGAAATCAGATTAAAATCTTCTCTCGCCTGTTCGGAAGTGTCTTTTCTGGCACGTCCTACATTAAATCCCATCAACCACGATTCCGAGACATTTAATGCCATTCCTAAGACAACCAGTTTTTCTTGACTGGGTTCTGTCTTTCCAGAAACGTACTGGCTAATATCCGACTTATTCATTTTCACATTGTATTTCTTACAGTATGGAAGAACGAGATTAAGAATATCAACCTGTCTCAGATTGCGTTCGTCCATCAATGTTTTAAATCTTTCTGATGAACTAACCTTTTCCATTATATTATTCTCCTTTCGCTTTCTGATGATAATATATCACATATTAAACAAAAGTTCAAGATTTAAAACATTAAAGTTAAAAATATTGAAAATATGTATTGACATAATGAAAACGCAGTGTTATATTATAATTAGTTCAAAACATTGAACTAGAAAGGAGTGTGAAATATGGCATTTGATTACAGTAAGCTCAAAGGAAGAATCATTGAAAAATATGATAGTCAGAGTTCCTTTGCAAATGCTATGAAGTGGTCGGAACGTACATTATCACTGAAACTCAACGGAAAGTTGTTTTGGAAGCAGTCAGATATTTGCAAGGCAGTCAATCTGTTAGAACTTTCTGCTGATGATATACAAGACTATTTTTTTAAAGAAAAAGTTCAAAGTTCTTAACTAAAAAGGAGCAAATTTTATGAGCAAAAAGAAAAAAAAGAAAAAGGTTTCTAAGATGGTGCGAACATCAAAGAAACCTATTTCCTTAACATGTTTGATTAATAAGAAACCTATTTGCCAGATGGATATTTTTCGTTGAATGCTTCTAATGCGGATTCATAAGCATTTATGTATTCTTCGAAATAATCGACGGTTACATGAGTTTTGCCAGCATCAACTTGAGATTGACGTTTTAAATGGCAAATATCAGTGCAAACTGCAATGGCTAAATCATGTGCGCGCTTTTCATTATCCGTCATTATTACACCTCCTTTCCAAAGGAGAGTATAACACAAAATCCAAAAAACGAAACAAAGAAAGTGATTTGCGGATGGCTTTGGGTTACGCAATCGCATTGAGAGATAAGGACAGGGCAAGGAGGTGAAAACAACGAGCCAAATAAAAAAGTTTTTCCACTGGTACTTTTTCGCACGAAGAAAAACATTACTGGAATGGTTTATGGGAAAATACCCAAACTTTCCATTACATGTATCAATAGTATCTTTACTGTTGATAATACTTCGTCCAGAAGTGGAATCTTGTATACGTCATATCCAGCAAATAGGGCAACGATTGATACTACTGTTGGGATTATAAATCTAATTCGTTCTTTACGCTTGATACGAAAATACATTTTGCAATTTCGGTTCACGGCATAAACTCCGTGTTCTCGATCAAGCAGACCTAGGCGGTTTAAATAGTCCAATGTCTGGTATTTAAAGAAACGATTAGATTTGATAATCGGTAGTAAGCGGAGAGTTATTCGCTCGCTAATAGATAACTCAATGTTGGAAAAGTCAATATTTTTCATTTTAATCTCCTTTCATAGGAGAGTATATCACAAGAAAAGAGGTGAGTATATGTCAGAGAAAGAAAAAAGAATCGTTGAAAAGCTGAAAGACGCGATTCCTAATATGTCAGAGTTTGACAAGGGATACATTCTCGGTAAGACGGAAAGTTTTTCCGAGAATAATCTGGAGCAAAAATCAGATAAGAAAGAAACTGCAACTTCACAGTAATTAAAGAGGAGGAAGAAAATGAAGAAATTTGAATTAACATCAGAAACCAAAATTAACATTTTCGGAAAGAAACTTTTCCGAATCAAAGCACTCATATCATTTGGGGATGTAGAAGCCGGAGAAACTGGCGGATGGGTAGAAAAAGAAGAAAATGTAAACCAGTCCGGCGATGCATGGGTGTATGGCAATGCAAGGGTGTATGGCGATGCAAGGGTGTATGGCGATGCAAGGGTGTCCGGCGATGCATTGGTGTATGGCGATGCAAGGGTGTATGGCGATGCAAGGGTGTATGGCGATGCATTGGTGTATGGCGATGCAAGGGTGTATGGCGATGCATTGGTGTATGGCAATGCAGATTACACAACTATTCATGGATTCGGTACTCAATTCCGCACAACTACATTCTTCAAATGCAAGGATAAGCAAGTCAAAGTGTCTTGTGGCTGCTTTTTTGGAACAATTCCAGAGTTCCGTAAACAGGTGAAAAATACCAGAAAAGGCAAAATAGCAGAAGAATACCTTATGATTGCCGATCTAATGGAAAAACATTTTGAAATTCCGGAAGAAAAGGAGAGTGAATGATATGGAAGCCGAAAACTATGTAGCTGCTACGGCTCAGGTACATGAATTTGCTCATGAAGTAGCAAGGATCCTGGCAGATACTGCAGTTCCGGAGTTTTCCAGCGAGCCGATCAATGTCGAGAACGCTGCTAAACTGATCGGAATGAAGCCGGCTCAGGTCCGTGCCGGAATCCAGTATGGATGGTTGCCAATCGGTATTGCTACAAACAATGGGAAAATAATCAAGGGTAAATCTAACCTGAGATTAAACTTTACAATCTTTCCAAGGAAGATCTGGGAAGTTACCGGACACATATGGAAAGGAAAAAAGGCATTAGAAAAGTGAAGTGCCCCAGGGGAGAGTTGGGACCTCTCACCCCAGAGCAATGAACCCACTAAAGCACACTTAGTGGATACGGTTATATTATAATCCTCTGTCCGCTAAATATCAATATTACGAGAGGAAAAAGTATAACAAAATGAAAGAAAATACAACAAAACAGAACAACGAAAAGATTACATGGGAAGATATCGAGGTTTCCTTGGCGTCTGAAATTGTGAAAAAAGCCAAGGGAGAAACCCGAAAATGGTTTAGTGCATGGCTTTTGACTGCCACACTGTTAATCCTTAGCAATGTTCTTTGGTACCTGATTTACAGTATGTAAACTTATGGAGGATGTAAATGAAAACACCTAGACAAAATAGAAAGGATGTCGTAGTCAGTGCGATTATCGGGATCCTCGTAACCTTTCTCCCTTGTTGGATATGGGGAGATGTTGCATCTCAGGTCCTGGGATGCGTAGTATTCGCACTGTTTACATATCTTATGTTGCTTTGAAAGGAGAATGGAAATGTGGTGGGAGAAGATTAAAGAAATCATCGACCTTGGATCACGTGTTTATAATGAAACACCAGCATTTTTTTCTATCAGTGTTTGTACAAAATCTGGGATGTGTAATATTTATATCATGGATGAAGGATTTAAAAAGGATACTGCTTTTGATGGATATTACACCATTTTCTTTGATAGCATGGCCCAGGAAGAATTTAACTGCAGACAGTTTGAAAAAGCTAAAACTCACATGCTTAGACTTCTTGAAGAAGAGGTGAATGATAATGATGTATGAGACATCAATGCTCAGAATGCTACCTACGCTCACCCTGGCCCAGGTAATCAATGATCTTCTCCGGGAAATGCAGAGTCGAGGAGACAATATCCTTGATTATGAAAATGCGGACATGTACCTGGACAGAATCGAATATCACGCTGGAGACCGAAAGGAAGATGGAAAGATTGTTCCAGGAGAGGGCGACAGATCAGACAACCTGTATTGCTTTTTTAAGGCGGTGTAAACATGGAAGAGCGCATTAATGAAATTGTTAGATTAATCGATACGCAGCTTGCTATTGTGCCAGATAATCCGATAGAGGAATCATACAAGGCAAGAACATTGGCGAGCTACGTACAAGCCTTAAATGGGCTTTTAGCGGCTCAGAAATCGTATAAGGAGGAAAGTATTAGTGAGTGAATTTGAAATCCGTATTCCGGCGAGAAAGAAACAGCCTGCAACTGATAAAGATAACCCGGTCGTGAAAGTATCAACAGGAGCATACAATGCGCTGGTTGAAATCTATAACGAATCGACTTTATCAATGAAAGATATCGCAAGTTTGCTGATCGTTGAGGGCAGCAAGCATGTGGTTTATGACAAGGAGGAATGACAATGGCAACACCAGTATTGATTATTGGAAAATCTGGATCCGGCAAAAGTACCAGTCTCAGAAACTGTCAAAACAAAAACTGGAACCTTATCAGAGTATTAAATAAGCCGCTTCCGTTTAAAGGTAAGATTGACGGATGGTTTACAGATGATTACCAGCAGGTAATGAAATGCCTGATCGCATCAAAAGCAGAGTCAATCGTAATTGATGATGCAGGCTATCTTATTACGAATCATTTTATGAGAGGACACGCTTCTGCCGGAAAAGGTAATGCAGTATTCTCACTTTACAATGACATTGGCGATTATTTCTGGAATCTGATTCAGTTCATTGTGACAAAGGTTCCGGAAAGCAAAGTCGTATATCTTATGATGCACGAAGATAAGGATGATTCTGGAGACGTAAAACCAAAGACAATAGGAAAGCTTTTGGATGAAAAAGTTTGCGTAGAGGGCATGTTTACAATAGTTCTCCGCTGCATTGAAGAAAGTGGAAAGCATTTATTTGTCACTCAGGCAAGTCAGGGAGCTGTCAGCAAATCACCAATTGGTATGTTTGATTCACTGACCATAGACAATGATCTGGCAGCAGTAGACAAGATTATTAGAGATTATTACGAATTAGGAAAAGGAGAAAATAAAGATGAATAAACCAGCAATGTATGATACAACGCAGGCGGCAGGAGAATTTGAACCAATTAAGCTTGGCGGTCACAAAATGGTGATTAAACAGGTGTCTGAACGTCAGTCTCAGGGCGGACTGAATATGATCGTTGTCCTGTTTGATTTCGCAGATGGAGATGAGCAAGCAGGGTACTTTATGAAGCAGTTTGATAATGATATTCGTCCAGACAAGAAATACCCGAATGCAGGCACAAACTACATGGTTATTGATGAGAGTGTAGATTATGGTGTCCGCAACCTTAAAACATTTATCACATGCGTAGAAAAGTCAAATCCGGGATTTGCTGTTAAGTGGGGTGATAACTTCGGGCAGCAGTTCAAAGGTAAGCTGATCGGCGGCATCTTCCGTCTTGAAAAAGACTGGTACGATAACAAAGAAGTAAAACGTCACAAGCTTGCATGGTTCCGAAGTATTGAGGGAATTAAGGATGCAGACATCCCAGAAGAGCGCACCACAAAAGCCTATGACGATCATCTGAAGGAAGAAGCTATCATGGGAATGAATCCGGAAGGTACGGACTTTATGAGTATTCCGGATGGAATTGATGAAGAACTTCCGTTCAATTAACAGGAATGAGAATATGAATTATTCGGTATATGTTCATGTTTTCCCAAATGGAAAACTGTATATTGGAGCAACGAGACAGGAACCTAAAAAAAGATGGCGTAGCGGTGGAGGATATCGCAACCAAAAAGCAATGTATGAAGCGATATTAAAATATGGTTGGGATAATATAAAACACATAGTTTTGGTATCAAATCTAAAAGAAGATATGGCTATGGAAATCGAAAAAGCGTTGATAGAAAAATATAGTACGCAAGATACTCTGTATGGATATAACACAAAAGACGGAGGACAGCATTTCGGAGAACATTCCGAACAGTTTTTAAGCAATTTAAAAGAAAGAATGTCAGGTAATACATATTGCGCTGGAAGAAAACTCTCGGAAAGCCATATTGAAGCATTAAGACAATCAAATCTTGGCACACATAGACCAAGCAAACATAAAGGCGATAAAATCCACACGAAAGAAACCAAAGAATTATTTTCAAAAAATATGAAAGAACGTTGGAAAAATCCAGAATCAAGAAAAATTTACATGAACGCAGTGAAACAAAGAAATATGTGCGGAAAAAACAATCCTATGTTCGGAAAGCATCATTCAGAAGAAACAAAGAGGAAAATAAGTCAAAAAGCAGTAGGAAGAAAACTTTCAGCAGAGAGAATAAAGAGAATGTCAGATGCGGCGTTAAAGCGTTCAGTTATACAAATGGATTTGAACGGAACAGAATTGAATAAATTTAATTCTGTTAAAGAAGCAGCAGAATCTGTTGGTGCTTTTTCGCAAAATATTGGAAGCGTTTGTTCTGGGAAACAGAAATCATGTAAAGGATTTTTATGGAGGTATGAAGATGATAATTCTGGAAGATACCAGACAGCAGATAAGGAAACATAAATTAAAACATGAGTATTTTGAGAATCATGGAATAGTGGTTAAACGAACAAAGCTTTGGGTAGGGGATTACACCTTGCCAACTGACCAAAGCATCTGTATAGACACAAAATTTTCACTTCAAGAGCTTATAAGCGATGTCTGCCAGCAGCATGAAAGATTCAAAGCAGAGCTTATCAGAGCGCGTGAAGCAGGTATTCAGTTGATTATCCTATGTGAGCATGGACCAGATATTAAATCAGTTGGTGATGTATATTTCTGGGAGAATCCCCGAAAACATAAAGTTATCTGGAAGACAGTAAATGGTAAAAAAGTAAAAACTGTAATATCTGATAAAGCTGTTGACGGCTGTCAACTATACAAATCTCTATGTACGATCAGAGATAAATACGGTGTCCGATTTGAATTCTGCACAAAAGAAGAGACTGGACGGCGAATCGTGGAGTTGCTGACATGACGAAAGATGAAATTAAACAGACAGTCAAAATGTCTGATATTCTTCCCAGGTACGGAATCAGACCAAATAGAGCCGGATTCATCTGCTGTCCGTTCCACAATGAGAAATCTGCATCCTGCAAGATTTATGATGATTCTTTTTACTGCTTCGGATGTGGAACTGGTGGAGATATCTTTGAATTTGTAATGCAATACGAATCTGTTCCTTTTAGTACAGCTTTTATTGAACTTGGTGGCACTTATGTGTCAAAGAAAGGTAAGAGTCGGAATCAGATCAGACATGAAATGAGAGATATCAAGGCAAAAAAAATCAATCCTGTTCAGGATTCTGAAGATAGTGAACTTAAGCAGGTAGAAAAGAACATACTTATGTACGAAACAGCGCTAAAAACCTTCCCTCCTGGTTCAGAAGAGTGGTATATGTGCCAGTTCAACCTTGAAAAAGAAAGAAGCAGATATGAAATATTGTCAGCTAAGGCAGGAGGTGAGAAGCATTCTTGAAAATATTGAAAATTTGCAAGCAAATGATTTTATGCAGAAGCAACTGTATGAAGAACTTTTTTCAATAAAAAGTAAAATCGACCGTTCGGAAACTAAATTTAAGTTAATGGACAGGGCGAAGAGTGTAAGAGCAAAAAGCATAGCCGAGGAATTCATAAAAGAATTCCAGAAAGCAGAACAGGACAAGGAAAAAGAAGAAAAAGTAAATCGTTCTATGCAGTTAGTTGAAAATATCACAAACTTTTATGAGGATGATATTGGAAAAGAATATCCAAACATGGCTTGTGGCAGCTGGATAGCTACAGAAAACGGAATATTTTCTTCTGAAACATCCAAGGCGAGAGAACTTGTATGTCACCATCCAATCATGCCGATACGTCGACTGAAAAATATTGAAACAGGCGAAGAACAGATCACAGTGGCTTTTAAAAGAGATGGATGCTGGACAGAAATAACTGTTCCAAAAATCGACATTGTGACTTCCAGGGCGATAACTAATCTTGCAAGGTTCGGTGTGCAGGTCAACTCGGAGAATGCAAGGCTTCTTGTGAAGTATCTGGCGGACGTTGAAATGTACAATGCCGATATGATCGACATACAGCACTCTACGAGCAAGTTAGGGTGGCATGGCAATGTATTTGTACCTTACGACCTTTCAATCGTCTTTGACGGCGAATACCGCTTTAAAACACTATTTCAGAGTATACAGGAAAGTGGAGACTACTTCAAGTGGGTGACTCTGGCTAAACAGTTACGATCGTGCGGACGATTAGAACCACGAATAGCACTGGCAGCATCTTTTGCAAGTGTGCTTGTACAACCGCTTGATGCATTGCCGTTCATCGTAGACTTCTATGGACAGACAGGCGGCGGCAAGACAGTAACGATCAACATAGCTGCATCTATCTGGGGAAACCCGTCGCCAGGATCCTACGTTGGGAATTTCCGGTCAACAGATACGTCATTGGAGACAAGGGCAGACATGCTTAATAACTTTCCGATGATCCTCGATGACTCCAAGAACGCTTCTCAATATATTCGGGACAACTACGAAACATTGATTTACAATCTCTGTTCCGGTAAAGGGAAAGGAAGATCAAATAAGGACCTCGGAGCAGCTAAAGAGAATACATGGAGTAATGTAACCATTTGCAACGGCGAGAATCCTATTTCAGAATTTGCAGATTCCGGTGGAGCAATCAACAGAATTGTTGAAATTGAGTGTTGCGAGGATATTTACGAGAATCCGGCAGAGATTAACAGCACTGTAATGAAAAATTATGGTTTTGCTGGAAGAGTATTTGTTGGAAGTCTTAAAAAATTTACACCGGATGAGTTAAAAGAAATGAAGTCTGAGATTGAAAAGGGCTTTGATGGATATAATTTTCCGGCAAAACAGGTCATGGCTATATCCACGCTCCTACTGGCTGACAAATTAGCTACAGATTTCATATTTAAGGATGGACGTGAGCTGACAGTCGAGGATGTTGTGGACATACCTACACGCAAGAAAGACGTATCGGAAGGACAGAGATGCTATGAATTTATCATCGAAAGTCTTTCTGTGTACGGGCAGCACTTTGATGCGCAATTCAGTTGCGATCAGTGGGGATTCAAAGAGACACCAGATGAGTATGGAGACGTATATGTGTATTTTTATCCAAAGCCTCTTGAAAACCTCCTGAAGAACAACGGATTCTCCAGAAAAGCCTTTTCAGCATGGGCGATTAATCGAGAATTAATTAAGCATACAGGGAAGAGGGATACGGTAATAAAAAGAGATGGGGGAAACGTAATGAGACTTGTTGCTGTAAAGATTATTGATATAAAAAATCTTGAAGACGAACAAGAAAATGAGCATGTTGAAGCTGATTTTATACCTGCCAACACAGGAACAAGCGTTCCGTTTTCGTGATTTGTAACCATGTAACCATGTAACCCGCGGAAAAGCATGTGTATAGGGAATAAAAAAATATATAAAAAAAACATATATACATTGCAATCTCCTATAGGAAAACCTTGGTTACATTGGTTACACGGTTACACAACTCTGAAACCCGCATAAAATAAGGGTTTGCTGTGTAACCAAGGTGGTTGAAAAGTTGGTTACACATTGGTTACAAAAATAAAATGATTATACAAATTAAAAAATAAAATTAAATTGCATGAAAATTCAGATTGTTACAATTGGTTACTAAGGCATAAGGAGTGGTTACAAAAATGGAAAAAGAGAAGCTTAATAAAAAACAGCGGTACGCATTGGACACAATGTTGTCTGGTAGTAATGTTTTCCTTACAGGAGATGCAGGAACAGGTAAAACAACGGTTATCCAAACGTTTATTGATGAGGCGGAAAAAGCTGGTAAAAGTGTTCTGGTATCTGCTACTACCGGAATAGCTGCGGACAATATCGGATACGGAGCGACTACCGTGCATCGTGCATTGAATATCTCAATCAAATTTGAGGACTACAAGAAAAAAGTGAAATCCAGAGCTGAACTGTTGGAGGAAGCGGATATCCTTATTATTGACGAAATCAGTATGTGCCGGTTTGATCTGTTTAATATGATTGCGAAGATAATCATCACGGAGAACGAAGAAAGAGCCGTTGGCAGACTTCTGGGCGGAGAGGATAAAGAAGACGTTCAGCTTATCGTAATCGGGGATTTCTACCAGCTTCCACCAGTTATCACGACAGATGATCGTAAAATCCTCTGCCGGATGTATGGATCTGATTATGGAAAGGGCGGAAAGTACGAACACGGATATGCTTTCATGTCTGAATACTGGAAAGAAATGGGGTTTGAATATATCAAACTTGATGAGGTATGCAGGCAGAATGATGAGGGATTTAAGTATGTGCTGAATGATATTAAATATGGCAACAATATTAGAAAATCCATTGCATATCTGGAGAATAACGAATCAGACAAGGTTATACCAGAAGCACCATTCCTGGTTGGAACAAATGCTGAAGCTGATCGGATTAATAATACTTTCCTCGGGAAATTGGATAAAAAGATCGAAAAAGTGTTCCATGCAGCAGTTGACGGGGATCTGACATCTGCTGATATCAAGAACATTGCATTTGCCAGAGAGGACTTAATTCTTAACATCGGTGCAAAAGTGATGATTACAGTCAATGATCTGTCCGGAAATTACGTAAACGGAACAATCGGTATTATCCAGAAAATTGTGGATAACGGAGAATTTGAAGAATCCTATCTGGTTATCAAGACTGATAAGGGTAAAACAGTTAACTTGTACAGATACAGTAAAGACATTGAGAAACAGGTTATCGAGGAATCTGAACAAGAAAAGGATGGTCAGAAGATCATGAAAGAGAAGATTGTCCGTAAGAAAGTTGGATCATTCTCTCAGTTCCCGGTAAAACTTGCCTGGGCGATCAGTATTCATAAATCACAGGGACAGACTTTTGAAAAGATTAATATTGATCCTTGCTGTTGGGATCCTGGACAGTTCTACGTGGCTGTTTCCCGGGCTAAATCAGCTAACGGCATACATTTTATCAGACCGATTAAACAAAGCTATATAAAGGCGTTTAGCAAAGATAACGAGCGACTTCTTGAACAGAGTTTTGAGGTAGAAGAAGGTGTATAAGTATGAGAGTGACGCATGAGCAGATACCGAACACCATAAAGTTTTTACAAATCGACTTTCCGGCACTGGTCCTTCAGACCGCCGGAATAGAAGAAAAGGACGAATACTGGCAGCAGGTAGTTGAGCAGATACACGTTGTATCAGACAAATATAATAAAAACGGCTTTGTGGATCACATGCTTACAGCCTATGCGGATTATCTGGACAAGATGCATAAGAAAGCTAAAAATCTGAACAAGGAGAAAACCAATGAACAAAATGAAGGAGTATGAACGAGGAAGAGAGGATGGTCTTGACCTGGCACTCAGAATTGTTAGAGATGGTGGCGTAGAAGCGCTGGAGAGGGAAATAAAATTCCGGGGCATTACAGGAGTACATACCTCTTTAGCCAGTAAGGACCTGGATGAAGCTGCGCAGAAGATTAAAGAAATGACACTTGATACATTTACAATCCTTGGAATTGCCGTTTTACATGATGATTTCGGATTTGGACAGAAACGCTGCCAGAAGTTTATGGACGGCATGGACAGGGGGGGCTGATTATCTGATGGATGATATGGCAACCTGGGAGGATTACAGAAGATCAATCAAAGAGGAGCTGAATCTTGATTTGAGATTTCGTATTAACGATTAAGTGAGGTGTTATTGATGGGAAAATGCAATACAGAGCGCAAACACAAAGAGGGACAGGAGATGTATAAAGCGGTATATCACTTTATCTTGAAATATTACCGTAAACACCGCTATATGCCGTCCACAAGAAATATTGCAGATGGATTAGACATTTCAATGGCTACTGCCAGAAAACACTTTAATTTGCTTTTAGATAACGGATTGCTTGTTAGCGAGGATCCGACAGAGCAGAGGGCGTATAGATTGAGTTATTCAAAGGTAGAAACCGATTAATCATGTACCAACTGCACAATAGCGTGTCAGTTGCTTACATGAGGAAAGTGAGGATGGAAATGAAAAAAAATAATTACACTTCATTCTTCAAAACGAAACCAAAGAAAGTAGAAAGATACATTCGTTGTAGGAAATGTGGTGGAAACATGGAATGGGTTGAGTACTATCCGCCGGAAATCAAATGCCCGAAGTGCGGATATACGGTATACCCAAAACCTTATGAGCCAGATTACATCAAACTTCCAGAAACATTGGAAGAATATTTTGAATTATATGAGAAAGTGAGGACGCAAAATGTTAATCAGAAGTCAGAATAGAAAAGTATTGATTGATCTCAATTCTATGGCAGGCACTGAAATTGTGGAAGGACCTATAAAAACAATTATAGCATCATACATAACCGGATGCAGTTATCCGCTAGGAGAATATTCGAATAAAGCAAAAGCCATGAAAGTACTGGACATGATTCAAGAAGCCTATGAAGAATATAAAATTACTCGTACTTTTTTAACAGGATTTACAGGACATCGAGCAATTGTAGAATCAAACGATATTCACGTCAATGGTTTCGAAGAACTTGTAAAAAGTTTTAAAAAGAATATGGTCTTTCAGATGCCAGCGGATAGCGAGGTGGAGGTACGAGATACGGAAAGAAACCAGTTGTAATTGACGCGGTACAGTGGACTGGTACAAATCATCGAGAAATGTTCGATTTTCTGACGGACTATCAGTGTACAGACCAGTACATTCCGGCAGAAGGTAAGAATTTCTATATTGACCATCGGAAGGTTCCGGGTGGATTAGTAATCAAGACGCTAGAGGGCGAACATCTGGCGAATATTGGTGATTATATCATCCGCGGTGTACACGGTGAATTTTATCCGTGTAAGCCAGATATATTCAGTGAAACTTATGAGGAGGTGGACTGAGCATGGAAGAATTATTTGAAATAATTAATTTGGCAATGGAACAATTTAAACAAGAATACGGCGAAGATGCAACGCTTGAGGAAGGCGATGAGATAGTTGCGGTATTAAACAACTGCGCTTTAATCATATCTTTCAATAACGGTAAATTAGAAACTAAATTTATCGGTGGGAAACCTTACTTTATTAATAAGACCTTGAGCGTTTACGAGGGTGATTAATGGGATATTGCAAATTAGAATGCCCGGACGGTGAAACAGAGTGCTGCATCTGTTGTACTAAGCAGGATTCTTGCCAGTGCAGATGTGATGATATGGACAGTTATAAATATGCGGAGGAGTGCGAAGAATATGAAACTGATTGATGCAGATAAACTGAAAGAAGCAATTAATAGTTCTTTAAACACAGGAAGAGAAACTTTTAGTCCAGAAATTATACGCGAAGCTATTGACGAACAGCCGACAGCTTTTGATGTGGAAAAAGTTACGGAATCGCTTATGAACAGGTTTCGTATTGTTTCCAATGATGAGGACTTGGAATGGAATAGAGCTATAGATTATGCTATTAAAATCTTAGAAGGTGGTGGAGTTAAATGAGAGAAATTCTTTTCAAGGCAAAGCAGATTGATAATGGAGAGTGGGTAGAGGGATGTTATTCGGAGTGCAGCGGAAAAACATTTGTTGGCATTGATATATCCAGTATGTTTGAGATTTTTTGTGCTCCTGTAATTAAATGGTTTAGAGTTGACCCAGAAACCCTCTGCCAGTTCACGGGACTTTGCGACAAGAACGGTAAAAGAATCTGGGAGAATGATATTATCAAATATCATTTCGGAGAAATCTATGCTCCAATCAAATATGGATGCTATCAAAATTGTTTTGATTCTCAGAAAACAGAACATGTCGGATTCTATGTAGATTGGCCGGATGACAAATGCCTTAGAAAAGATTTAGGGTATTGGATTAACATGGTAGACGCTATACCAGTTGGAAATATTTTCGACAATCCAGAATTATTACAGGAGGAATGAGATGAGTAAATCAGTATTAGTGATAGATACACCAGAAAAATGTGATTCGTGTATGTATATTGGTACATTCCATTCTTTTTGCAAAATAAATTGTAGAGATATTAAGGACACAAGTACTAAACCCGGTTGGTGTCCGCTAAAGCCATTGCCAGATAGAAAAGAGTATATCGTTCCAATTAACAATGCAGAATTACTAGAAGATTTTATGGCTGTTGGTTGGAATGCTTGCTTGGGAAAAATTACAGAAACGAGCGATAAAAAGTAAGCGATAAGAGGTGAAGTAGATGGAGAGATTAACAGAAAGATATGTTCCAAATGATGAAAAGAAAGGGATTGTAGGGATAAAGGTATTTGAATCTGAGAAAACAATACCTCTTGTTAAAGTATTAAGTGGAGAGTATTTATATCCTGCAATTGAAAAACTTGCCACTTATGAAGACTTGGAAGAACAGGGCTTGCTTGTGAGATTACCGTGTAAGGTTGGAGATACAGTATATGTTCCGAACAGGGTTTTGGTTTCCGAATTTAAAATCACAGCAATTTTTTGCGACATTCTTGGAACATTTTTTTATTGGTTGTTTTACTGTGGCATATACGAAAGAACAATTGGATTCAGCGAACGTGATATCGGAAAAACAGTATTCCTCACACGTGAAGAAGCTGAGAAGAAGTTGGAGGAGATAAAGAAGAATGATTGATAGTTTAATAGCATTTACATTTGGAATAATATTCGGATCATTTGGCACTATTTTCTTGGCAGCACATTTTGGCGGCAAGCGTAAATAGAAATAAAAAGGCGGTGATGATATGCGAACCAGGCAAAAGTCACTTGTTGATTTTGGCGTATATCCGGAGGATGTTAACCGTTTAAAGGATATATGTCAAAAAGCTACACTAGAGCAGAGACATGATATTTTACACTGCTGCATAAGTTCTTGCCCTCCAGGCATTGAGCTTTTGGTGTACGAATCTATTGTAACAAACAAATCCTACGACCGTATCATGAAGACGAAGTACATACCGGCAAAGCGAGACGATTTTTACGCATACAAGCGCAAGGCAATGGCTATGTTTTATGATACTCTAAGAAAACTAAGAGAAATATAATACTACAATTAATATTAAAATGTGGGGACAAATTTTTCTGCCATGTATGGTAATATAGTATATATCTATAGCTATGTACCATATGTGGCAGTTTTTTGTGAGGTGATAATGTGGCAAACTTAAAAGCAGTTATGAGAAAACTTCAAAAAGCTATATTATCTACTGGATTAATTATAAAAATTGGAACATCACAATTCTACAGCCATGAGCAGAAACGATTGATTACAGTAACGATTATATCAACACCTACACTTCATCTTACAAAAAGAGGAGAATGGAAGGATTGCGATTATGAAATATTACGAACTGCATCCCAGTATGATGTGGTCATGTGCCTTAAAGAAATATGGGAGTCGGTCAGAAAATGATGATAGACAGAGGTGATTAGATGGACTTAACGCCTAAACAGAAAGCGTTTGCAGATGAATATATAAAGAATGGCGGGAATGCATCTGACGCCGCGAGGAAAGCAGGATATAAAAATTATGAAGTGGAAGGCTATAGATTGATAAGAAATGATAAGGTTTTATCTTATATAGCCGAAAAGCAGGCTAAAATCGAGAAACAAAAAGGTACTGATATCATGTCTCTGGCAGAAATTCAGCAACGCCGTTCCATGATTGCAAGAGGTGAGCTAAAAGATTCGTTCGGATTTGCTCCGGACTTCTCCGCTCAGCTCAAATCTATGAATGATCTGGAAAAAACGCTTGCTATAAAAGAAGCCAGAGAAGAACAGCGGAAAGCAGAAGAAAAAGCCAGATTACAAAGTGAGTACCATATTGATCTGAATATTGTCCCGGACGTATTCCACAAAATGATTAGGGATATTCGAGCAAAGAAACATAGTGAATACATTCTTCCCGGTGGACGTGGTTCTATGAAGTCCTCAACTATATCTTTGATCATACCGGAACTGCTGAAGAATAATCCGAACATGCACGCTCTGATTCTGCGAAAAGTCGGAAACACTATCAAAGATTCTGTTTATGCTCAGATGAAATGGGCTATTGATAAATTAAATCTAAATGAGGAATTTATATGCAAGGTATCTCCTATGGAGATTACGTATAAGCCTACTGGACAGAAGATTTACTTTCGTGGTGCTGATGATCCATTAAAGATTAAGTCTATCAAACCAGAATTTGGATATATAGGAATAGTCTGGTTTGAGGAGCTAGACCAGTTCGCGGGTCCGGAAGAGATACGAAATATTCAACAGTCTGCAATTCGTGGCGGTAATGAAGCGTATAAGTTTAAATCATTCAACCCGCCGAGGAGTAAGAATAACTGGGCAAACGAATATACGGCAGAAGCAGAAGAAAAAGATGATAGCGCACTGGTTGTGCATAGCACATATCTTGATCTTGACATTGAACAGGAATGGCTCGGAGATATATTCCTTGCAGATGCTGAACATCTAAAAGAAGTAAATCCAGACGCTTATGACAACGAGTATTTAGGACATGCCAACGGAAATGGTGGAAATATCTTTGAATACATCGAAGAAAGAACTATTACAGACGAAGAAATTAGCCACTTTGACAGAATCTATCAGGGCAATGACTGGGGATGGTTCCCGGATCCGTATGGATTTATCAGACTATATTACGATTCTGCCAGAGAAACAATATACTTCATTGATGAAATATATGAGAACAAAAAATCAAATGAATGGACTGCAAAAGAAATTAAACGGCGTGGCTACGATGATTATACGATCACAAGTGATAGTGCAGAACCTAAGTCAGTAAATGATTACAGAGATTTCGGATTGCCTGCTAGACCAGCAATTAAAGGACCGGGAAGCATTGATTATTCCATGAAGTGGCTGCAAAGAAGAAAGCTTGTGTTTGACCCTGCCAGAACTCCGAATGCAAGAAAAGAGTTTAAAAAGTATGAATACGAGCGAGACAAAGACGGAAATATCATCAGTGGCTATCCGGATAAGGATAATCATTTGATTGACGCAACCAGATACGCCACAGAATCAATGTGGACCAGGAGGGGGTACAGTGCATAAAATGTTAGATAGGTACTTTTTAGATAAAATAAATAAATTCTTAAGCATCGGTTTAAAAATATATGGATCATCTGACATTAACGAAATCTTAAAAGTTGTAGAATATGAAGACATTATTGTGCGAGATACTTCTGTAAGATGGATGGATTTTAAAAGGTAGATTAAATGGGACTTATAACAACACTAAAAAGGTGGTTTAACATGATTTTCAAAAAACAAGCCGAAGAGGATTTCAACATCCAGGCAGCAGAGTTCCCAGAGATGGAATCGTTGATTAATAAATGCGCAAACATATATCGAGGCGTTCCATACTGGCTAGATGACAAGAATAATATCAAGACGATTAATTTTGCAAAATCCGTCTGCTCAGAGACAGCTCGGCTCGCAACATTGGCGATCGGCATTCAGATAGATGGTTCTGCAAGGGCAACATGGTTACAGGAGCAGATTGACAAAGTGTATTTCCAGATTCGGCACTGGGTGGAATATGGATGCGCTTATGGAACAGTATTTATTAAGCCAAACGGCGAGAGCCTCGACGTATTCACTCCTGCAGACGTGATGATTGTGGATTATGATAATCAGGAAATCAAAGGGATTATATTTAAGGATTCTTATACTGTTGGTAGAAAATACTACACAAGGCTCGAATATCACAGGTTTGTTGAGACAACAGTGGACGGAGTGACAACCTATCCGTATTATGTTTCTAACAGAGCCTATGTGTCGAAATCTCCTCAAAGCATCGGAGACAAGATTGACCTTAAACAGACAAAGTGGGCTGACCTCATGGCAGATACACCGCCGATACTCAAGGCAAACGGCGAGAAGCTGGACGGACCGTTGTACGGAATGTTGCGGACACCGCAGGCGAACAATGTGGATATCAGTACACCACTGGGACTTCCAATATTTGCAGAAGCAATTGAAGAGTTGAAAGACCTGGACATTGCATACAGCCGTAATGCAAAAGAAATCCTTGATTCTAAGAGAACCGTTCTGGCGGATGATAGAATACTCATGCCGAGTGGATCACCAGTAGCAGCTATGACACCGCAGGCCATGGAGCACAGATGCAAAGAAATGAGTTTGCCGGATTATGTGAAAAATGTATTCGGACAGGATGAAAAAGAGTTTTATCAGGAAATCAATCCGATTTTAAACACAGATACCCGTATAAGCGGCATAAATGCCCTTTTAAGCCAGTTGGGGTACAAGATTGGATTCTCCAATGGGTATTTTGTTTTTAACGAAACAAGCGGCATACAGACAGCCACAGGAGTGGAAGCAGAACAGCAGAGAACAATACAGTTTATCAAGGATGTAAGGGACAAACTGGAATCATGTTTAGATCAAGTAATCTACGCGTTAAATGTCCATGCTGATCTATACGGACTTGCGCCGGTTGGGGCTTACGAAGTTAATTACGATTTCGGAGACATCACATATTCTTTCGCAGAGGATAAGCAGACTTGGCTTAGCTATGTAAACACCGGAAGAGTTCCGTTCTGGTATTATCTGGTAAAATTTGAAGGATTCAGCGAAGAGGACGCGAAAGCTCTCGCAGATGAAGCGAATAAGGAAAACAAAACAAGTGGATTATTTGGGGATGAATAGCCTATGAAGATCAATAACCATGTTGGAAATGTACATATCAAATTCGATACAAAGCGGATTGATGGCAATTTGAAAGAAGCGCAAACGAAACTGAATATGCAGATTGTAGCGGACTGCGAGCCTTATGTACCTTTCCAGCAAGGAGCATTGAGAAGTAGCGTAAGATACCCGCAGGGAATTGACGGTGGCGAGATTGAATATAATACTCCTTACGCTCATTATCTGTACACGGGCGAGGTATATGGTCCGAATATTCCGCTCAAGGATGCACAAGGCAATATTATCGGATGGACATCTCCACCTAAAAAATCACCCACAGGGAGAAGATTACAATACCATACACCAGGAACGTCCGATCACTGGTTTGATCGTGCTAAGCAGGAACATCTATCTGATTGGGTGCGGCTTGTAAAAGAAACGGCAGGTGGTAAATAATGCTTCCACCAGAGTATTTCCACGGAAAAGAAAAAAGGATCCTTTCGATCTATCAGAAATTGGAAGATTTTATAATGACGGATATTTCCAGGCGTATTCTCCAGACTGGCAAAATGACTGCCACAGCTGATCGGCTTATCTGGAAACTCACGCAAATGGGAGAAAGCAGAGCTGCCATTGAACAGAAACTGCAGAAGCTTACAAAAATGACACAGCCAGAACTTAGACGGATCCTGCAAAATGCTGTGATGACATCTTGGGATAATGATAAAGATATCCTTTTAGGGATTGATGAGAATATAAGTCCGCCGTTGGAAAATCCAGAAGTTATAGCGGTGATGGATGCAGAGTTTAAAAAGACATTGGGAGAGCTTAGTAACCTGAGTAGGACTACCATAAATCAATCTCAGCGTGATCTGATTAATCTGCTGGACAAAGCTGAAATTCGTGTTACTTCCGGTGTGCAATCTTACACCTCTGCAATTTGTGATGTGTTGGACAACTATGCCAAAAAAGGAATTATGGTGGATTATCCAACAAGCGGTGCAAAAAGAACCCTTGAAGCAGCTGTGAGGTGCTGCGTGGTAACAAGTATGAACCAGACAGCGGCGCAGATCACTAATCAGTACATTGTGCAGGCAAAGACAAATTACGTCCTCGTATCAGCCCATCTGGGAGCCAGAACAGCACAGAAAGGACAGCCGCCTTGCGGAGATCATTCATCCTGGCAGGGAAAGCCTTACTCAATAGTTGGATCGGAACCGGGATATCCTAATCTTTTGGAAAGCACTGGATATGATATAAGTCCGAAGACCGGACAGGGAACCGTTGTGGATCTGCATGGACTGCATGGATATAACTGCCGTCACTCTCACCAACCATGGGCGAAAGGATTACGGAATCCCTGGGCGGATGAACACAAGATGGATTCTGAAGAAAATAAAAAGATCTATGAAGATACCCAGAAGCAGCGAGCAATGGAGCGTTCTATTAGAGCGACTAAAAGAAAGTTGATAATGAAGAATGAAGAAATCAACTCAGACGATGTACCAGAATCTGAAAAAGAAAAACTAAGATCAGAATATGATCGAATGGCTTTTAAGCTGACTGAACAGAATAAGGAGTATAATAAATTCTGTGAGGAAAACAATCTTGCAGCACAATATTACCGCAACAAGGTAGCAGACTTTGGATATAAGCAGCAGTCCAGGGCAAATGCAGGAGCAAAAAGATTTATGAGGGCAAAGTGAGGTAGATATGGACAGATGGGTATATTTTAATCCGAATCCAGCCGGGAATCGTGTAGGTGACTGTGCTATCCGGGCGATATGCAAGGCGTTAGAGCTTGACTGGGAAACGGTATTTACAGGATTAATGGTATATGCTTGCTCACTATCAGATATGCCAAGCGCCAATTATGTATGGGGATCATATTTAGCGAAGCATGGATTCCATAGAAAGCTTGTGGAGCAGTCAGAGAGGTATATTTATACAGTCAATGATTTCTGCGCAGATCATCCTACTGGTACATACATTCTTTGCATAGATGGCCATGTGGTGACAGTACAAGACGGAAAATATTATGATACATGGGATTCCGGAAATGAAGTCCCGGTATATTACTGGGAAAGGAGCTTATAAAAATGAGCATACAGGAATTTATTCAATTTTTTCTTTCAGTCTGCGGAGGAATATCAATTTTTGGAGGGGCAGCAGCTGTAATCCTTAAGTGGATTGCTCCGGCATTCCGACTCAACAAGCGAGTTGAGACACTGGAAGAACATGATAAGCGAGACTACGAAAGTCTTCAAAGGATTGCTGAAAGGGATTCTTTAATTCTTGAAGTACTCTCGACCATGCTGGACAGTCAGATCAGTGGAAACAATGTGGAAGAATTAAAAAAAACAAAACAGAAGCTTACAAATTATCTTGCACAGAATCAGCGTTAATTGCATTAATAAGGGGCATGCTCATGAAGTTATATGTATTCACAAAGAAAGATATAGACAGATTCTTGATAGAGTGTAATTTCACACCGGACGAAGAAAGATTGTTCCGGCTGAGATGTAAGGAATATACACTCGAATACTGCGCTGAACAGATGAATGTGAGTATATCCACGGCGAAACGATTGAGCCGGAGAGTGAATAATAAAATAATTAAAGTATGCTGATACGATAAAAGCCCATGGATTAACTTCCAGGGCTTTATTTTTGTATTGATAAATATAACAATCCGTGATATTATAATTTTAGTCGCTCCGGGTGGTTGCTCCCGAGAGTGGTTCTCAGTGGCGATCTACTGGGACAGGGATTGAAACATTAGTATTTTTTTTAATAAAAAAAGGTATTCACATTTTATAATTTAGTGTGAATACCCTTTTTATTTGTTTATTCTACAATCTTTAAATATTTTCTATGTCCATTCATGTTCTTATCAAGTGCATAAAAACATGGCTTTTCGTCACCTTGTAAAACTTCGTTTATTTCGTAGTCCCAACCCCATGGAGCTTTTACCATTAACTTGCCCATATCGTTTTTAAAAGGCTCCCATCCTTCTGGTGTTTCTACTGTCATTTCTTCCCAGCAATCAGCCGTTGCATGTGGTGCTCCAAAAGTGTATTTCTTTCTTTTCTCCGCTCCAAGCACTCCGTAATTGCAATAGATTTTAATTTTCATAATATTTTCCTCCTGATCTGTACCTATGCGAATATCTCAAGAAATTCGTTTACATCTTCAATGGTTCCGCATTCTACCTTTTCACTGTATGGATTGTCACTTCTGTAAAAGGTACCGTCTTCATCCGTCCAGAATGTAAAGCTGCTATCGCTGTAAACAGCAAATGCATTTGATGTTAATTCATGTTCGCTAAATTCATATTTCTTCATCTGTTTTACCTCTCTCTTCTTCAATTTTTTTAATATCTTCTTTCACAGCTCTCTCAAGCAAACTAATAACATATTCTGGTGGAGTTCGCTTTCCGCTCTCCCAGTTCTCTATGCTTCTTTTGGGAATTTTGTACTTATCGGAAAAAGCCTGCTGGCTTAATCCGGAAAGCATTCTTAATTCTTTTATTTCCATTCGCTCCTCCTTTTTATAAAACACGATATCTTACAATATCCTCAACATCTTCTGGTTTACCAAACCAATATTTTTCATATGGATTCCATTTAAGACCAAAATCTTTCAATGTTTTTCTACAATGGAATGTATCACCGGAAACAATTCCGTCTCCAAGGTTAAAAAGAACTTCGCATCCATCAAGGAAAGCATTGAAATATTTGCCAAGCTTTGCGAGCTTGAGATCTTCTTTAGCTTTTTCCCATGCTCTTTTAAGTGCTACAGAAATAGTGCATTTACACTGTCTTACGATTCTCCATGCGTTTTTCATGATTTCTGACTTGTTATACTTCATAGTGCTTACCTCCTGAATGTTTTCATTTCCTCTTTCTGATATTATAATACCACTCATTGAGTGATACGTCAATACTTTTTTGACACTTTTATGAACTTTTTAGTTTGATATATCTGTGCAAAAATATAATCAGAAAGGCGGTGTATAAGATGGCACTATATAACAATCCTTATCAATATAGCTTTGGCGTTCCCGGACAGATGAACCAGTTTCAGCAACAGCCTGTCCAGATGCCAGCTCAAACAGTACAGCAACCACAGCAGAATAATAATGGAATCCTGTGGGTATCTGGAGAAGTCGGTGCAAAATCCTATCTGGTAGCGCCCGGGACAAGTGTTTTGCTGATGGACAGTGAAAGCGAAAAGTTCTACATAAAATCCACAGATGTTTCTGGTATGCCACAGCCGTTACGAACATTTGAATATCACGAGGTAGGCTCTCAGATGCCGCCTAAACAGCCTGTTCAGAACATGGACAGTAAATATGTCACCAGGCAGGAATACGACGATTTAAAGGGCAAATACGAAGCTATCATAAACCGATTAAATTCATTTCCTGAGCCTGTTAGGGCTAATACCGCGCAGGAATCAGCAGTCAAGGGAGGAAATGCAGATGAGTAATCCATTATTTAACGCACTTGGCGGTGGGATGCCGCAGGGAAACGGACCAATGCAGATGATACAGCAGTTTATGCAGTTTAAGGAGAATTTTAAGGGAGATCCGAAAGCAGAAGTGCAGAAAATGCTACAGTCTGGGCAGATTTCCCAACAGCAGCTTAATCAGGTACAACAGATGGCAGGGCAGTTTCAAAATCTGCTGAAAAATATGAAATAGTACATTACAATCTGGCCAGATTGATGTAAATACAAAAAAGGAGATTATAACTATGGATGGAAATTTAACAGCATCAGACGTTGCTCTTTTAACCGGGAACAACAGAAATGATGGAATGTTTGGCGGAGATGCCATATTGCCGCTTATCGTACTTTTCTTGCTCGTATTTTTCGGATGGGGAAACAACGGCTGGGGCAATAATGGCAACGGTGGTGGATATACAGCCACGGCAGCTACTCAGGCAGACATTCAGAGAGGATTCGATAACTCCGCAGTAATCAGCAAGCTTGACGGAATCAATAACGGCCTCTGTGATGGATTCTATGCAGTGAACAACGGTATGCTTACCGGATTCAACGGAATTAACACCAACATCATGCAGACTGGCTTTGGAATCCAGCAGGCAATCAATGCTGACACTGTAGCCAATATGCAGAATACAAATGCGCTCCAGGCACAGCTCGCAAACTGCTGCTGTGAAACCAGGGAAGCAATCCAGGGTGTAAACTACAACATGGCACAGAATACCTGTGCATTGCAGAACACCATAAACAGCAACACAAGAGATATCATTGATAACCAGAATACAAACATGAGGGCTATCTTAGATTATCTTTGCAATGAAAAGATTTCTAGCTTGCAAGCTGAAAACAATGACCTTAGACGCGCCGCTTCTCAGGATCGCCAGAGTGCACTGATTACAGCTGAGCTGTCCGCACAGATACAGCGGTTAACCAATACGCTCAATCCGGCACCAATACCGGCATATCAGGTTCCAAACCCGAACACATATTACGGATGCGGATGCAACACCGGATGCAATTGCTGATAACTTCATATCGAGAGTATCTTTCGATTGATTCGAATGTCGGCTTATGCCGTATTACACAGAGGGGCAGGCTGAGACCTGTCCTTTTGTGATATGAAAGGAGTATTTTTATGGCAGAATTTACAAATGTAGCTGCTCAGACTGTAGCAGCAAATGGAAACGTAGTATTTTCAAACACAGCAGTTAAAGGTTCTAACTGCATTCAGCACAGAGAAGGAAGCGGAATCATCACTCTGAGAGGACTGACTAACCAGTGCAAAGCGAGATTCTTTGTGGATTTTTCTGGCAATATCGCAATTCCAACAGGCGGTACTGTCGGAGCTATTTCTCTGGCTATTGCAATCTCTGGCGAACCGGTTCTTTCTTCTCAGATGATTTCCACGCCGGCAGCAGTAGACCAGTACAACAATGTGTCCTCTGGCATCTATATTGATGTACCTCGTGGATGTTGTGTTAATATCGCAGTAGAAAACACAAGCGAACAGGCTGTTTCTGTTGCGAACGCAAATATTGTCGTGACTAGAGAAGCGTAGGAGGTGCAGTTATGAGAGATATTAAGGATTTATGCACAAGAATAGAGGACGAACTTTCAAAAATCGCAGACAGCGGGCTGACCACCGGAAATCTGGAAATGACTTATAAGCTCATTGATATGTACAAAGATATCAAGAATACCCAGTACTGGGATAAAAAGGTGGAGTATTACAACGCTGTCCTTGATGAGATGCGAGGCGGATACAATGATGATTACAGCGAACGCGGAAGAAAACGCGACAGCATGGGGAGATACAGTCGTGGTGATGGAAGGATGATGCACCCGGATTATGATCGTGGCAGCTCTTACGATGATGGAAATCATAACTATGGATCCGCAAGAGGAAGCTACATTCGATCTGATGGAAGAGACACATATAACGACTACATGACGCAGAAGCAGAGTTATCGCTCCGGTAAATCTGAAGAGTGCAAAAGAAAAATGCTTGCAGCACTGGAAGAACACCTGGATGAGCTTACCACAGAAATGAGTGATATGTCTAAGGATGCAGAGTGCCGGGAGGAACGTGATCTTGTTAAAAGATACGTTGAAAAACTGAGAAATATGCTTTGATTCTTGCAAATGTGGGGACAACTTTTTTAAAAGAATGTGATATTATAATATTGCAAGGCGTGGTGAACCTTGTAGGGACTGCTGATTAAAAGTTTTTGCTTTCTTTTACATTTCATGTCCTCCTTTCTTTTTTGTGGATGTGCCCTTAATAGAAACAGATTCGAGCGGAATCTGGAGGTTGAAAAGCGGATGCAATTTCCGGCACATTCATTTACCATCGTGACTGGTGGTAACACCTCCTCGTAAATTAAACAAAATTTCCGCGAAAGTCGGATAGTGGCAGGCATAACACGATAAATACCTTGCTAACCCGGGAATCCGGGTTAATGGAATGTAGCTCAGTTGGAAGAGCGGAGGACGCATAGTCCTTGACGCCGCAGGTTCGAGTCCTGCCTTTCCAATTACCTTGCCAGTGGTCTAACTGGCTTAATCCATTTACCTGCGGCGGCAGGTCAATAAACACGACCAGGAGGATATATATGCAGAAACTTATTGACACATTAAAATCATTTGGAATCGAAATTCCGGAAGACAAAAAGGCAGATGTGAAGAAAGCACTCTCCGAGCATTATAAGAATGCAAAAGAAGTTGAAAAAACCCTGTCAAAAGTCGAGGGAGAGCGAGATGACTGGAAAGAACGTGCTGAGACAGCGGAAGAAACCTTAAAAGGTTTTGACGGTATCGACCCGGCAAACATTCAGACAGAGCTTGCTGGATGGAAGAAGAAGGCTGAGGACGCAGAGAAAGAATTCAATGCGAAGATCTATGACCGCGATTTCTCAGACGCACTTAAAACAGCACTTGATGATGTTAAATTTTCCAGTGAGGCTGCAAAGAAGTATGTTATGGCAGACATTAAAGAAGCCGGATTAAAACTGAAAGACGGTAAAATCCTTGGATTAAATGATCTGATTGAGCAGATGAAACAGTCTGACGCCTCCGCTTTTGTAGATGAATCTCAGCAGCAGGCTCAGCAGAATCAGGCAAGATTTACCACTCATGTTGGGCAGCAGCAGACACCGGGAAGCATGACAAAGAAAGATATCGAAGCAATCAAAGACCCGTCTGAGAGACAGGCTGCAATTGCTCAGAATATCCAGTTATTCCAGTGATTTTTTTACACCGACTATACGCCAGAGTATAGCCGCTAACCCAATACCTTAACAATTATGGGTAGAAAGGATTTTTTATATGGCAGCAAAAGCTAATCTTATTATGACTAATGATATTCAGGTAAAGGCACGTGAGATTGACTTTGTTACCAGATTCGAAAGAAACTGGGAACACTTACGTGAAATCCTTGGTATCATGCGTCCAATCAAAAAGACGCCCGGAGCGGTTCTTAAATCAAAATATGTAGAGGGTACATTACAGAACGGAAATGTTGGTGAAGGTGAGGAAATCCCTTATAGCAAATTCGTTGTAAAAGAAAAACCCTATGCAGAAATGACTATCGAGAAATACGCAAAGGCTGTATCTATCGAAGCAATCAAAGATCACGGTTACGAGAACGCTGTTCAGATGACCGATGATGAATTCCTCTTCCAGCTTCAGAACAATGTTACTGAAAGATTTTACAACTATCTGAAAACAGGTACTCTCTCATTCACGGAAATCACTTTCCAGATGGCTCTGGCAATGGCTAAAGGTCGTGTAGAAAACAAATTCAAACAAATGCACAGAAATGTAACTGGCGTTGTTGGGTTTGTAAATATTCTGGACGTGTACGAGTATATCGGAGCAGCTGAGATTTCCATTCAGAACCAGTTCGGCTTCCAGTATGTGAAAGACTTCCTGGGATTCAACACAATCTTCCTGTTATCTGACAGTGAGATTCCAAGAGGAACAGTTATTGCCACACCTGTTGAGAATATCGTCCTTTACTATGTAGATCCGAACGAATCTGATTTCGCAAAGGCAGGCCTTGTATACACTGTATCCGGTGAAACGAATCTGATCGGATTCCATACACAGGGCAATTACCATACAGCAGTTTCAGAGGCATTCGCAATCATGGGACTTACCCTCTTTGCAGAATACATTGATGCTATTGCTGTCGGAACTATCAACACAAGTCAGACGCTTGGAACTCTTACTGTAAACTCCGCAGCAGGAAGTAAAAGTGGAGATACCAAAGTGACTGTTACTCCGGCAAAAGCAAGCGCAGGAAATATGTACAAGTACAAAGTCGCATCTTCTGAGACAACCGTAGACTACGGACAGAATGTGAAGAACTGGAGCGCATGGGATGGCGAATCCGACATTACTGCAGCAACAGGACAGGTGATCACAGTGGTTGAATGTGACAGCACCTATAAGGCACTTAGTGCTGGGCATGCGACTGTAACAGCAAAATGATGATCGCAGGAGGTAACTGGCATGGCTTATGCAGATTATGAATTTTACACAACTTCATATTTCGGTTCAGTTGTGCCAGAAACCGACTTTCCACGACTGGCAGCCAGAGCCAGCGATTTTATTGATACATTGACATTTAATAATTTGGTGGACGGACTGCCAGCTGATAAGCGTTCACAGAAACGTATTAAAAAGGCGGTCTGTTCACTGACTGAATTAATGTATCAGATTGAGCTTGCTGAGAAGAATGCTACCAATGCCGCTGTGAGCGGTACGTCAACCGCAATCGGGTCCGGTGGTAGCACGACAGGCATTGTAACATCTGTATCATCTGGCAGTGAATCCATCTCTTATGCAACGCCACAGCAGAAAGCATCAGGTGCAAAGGAATGGAGTGCAGTGTATGCCGCCGCCGGAGATGTACAGAAAACGAACGACTTGCTTCTTAAGACAGCTTTACCGCTTCTGATGGGAGTAAGGACGGATGATGGAATACCAGTTCTTTATGCGGGGGTGTGAATATGAAATGCAGACAATGCGGGAAAGAACTCAAACCACATTGGAGTACAGATATTTGTCTTGAGTGCTCAAGAGAAAATATGAAAAAGATATTTAGAGAAAACCCCGAAGTGAAACAGGCATTCCATGAAACTATTGAAGAACTTAAAAAGCCTGAAAACATTGCGAAAATGGCTAAAAATACTGCCGGTTTTATGAGTGCTATTCAGGCATTAAGGAGTGATAAATAATGGACATTTCAACATTAGGCTCATGTGTAGCAATCGTTATGATTTGCTATATCGTAGGAATGGGCTGCAAAGCATCAAAAAGAATCTCAGACGAATGGATTCCGGTAATCATGGCGGTTATTGGTGGAATTCTCGGAGCAGTCGGAATGGGAATTATCCCAGACTTCCCCGCAACAGATTACATTACGGCAGTTGCAGTCGGTATGTTTAACGGATTGTCGGCTACCGGTGTGAATCAGATTATTAAGCAGACAGTGCAGAAAGAATAATTAAGGAGAGGGTATCATGTATTCGTCTAAAATTACACTTTTCAACTATTACGAAAGTGCCACGACTGGAGATGCGTACTGGTATCCTCATGTTTTATCCGGCGTTGACCTCATTACGGACAAAGGGGCAATCCTTAAAAAGTACGGGCCAGACGCAACAGACAACGCACAGTTACACATCCGATATACCGTCCAGAACGGCGATATAACCATTGCTGACAAGAATGGTAAAATTCTCCCATATGTGCCGCCTAAAGAGTGGAAACATCAGATTAACAACGCTCTGGAAGATACTATCACATTTTCGGACGAATCATTCTTCTGGGAGGGTGAATGGACTGGCGGAACGGTAATTGACAGTGATTATCGGAGCGGATTTTATCAATACATGAACCAGAACAAGGACAATGTATTTAAAATCACCAGTGTGGGCGGACCGTATACACTGATACCACATTTTGAAATATTAGGAAAGTAGGATGCAATATGGCGGATAACAAACCGATCGGAAAGGATGCAGAGGGATACGAGATTCTAACAGAAGCCATGAAAGCACTTCTGAATCAGTATCCTGGGTTGTATGAAAATGAAACAATCAAATACGAAGAACTGGGAACTGATAGCGGTATCTCATTCTTTGCGGATACAGGAGCATTAATCTATTCAGAAAAAGAGGATGTATGCGGAATGATGCACCAGGTGTGCCAGTATCCGTTTATCGTGGTATATCGTACCGCTTCCGAAAAAGAACGACAGAAGCTCTCTGTTCAGAAGTTCCTTGATAACCTTGGAAAGTGGATTTGCCGTGAACCAGTCACAGTAGATGGCGCTGAGACGCGCTTATCCGCTTTTCCAGAGCTTTCCAGAGGGCGAGTGATAAAACGAATCACCAGGGATAATTCTTACGGTACAGAGCCACAGGAGAACGGTGTACAGGACTGGTTGCTCCCGATCACAGTCAAATACGAATATGACTGGGAAAAATGGTGATTGCATCACTTAAATATAACAATTAACCGGCTATCAATCGGAGATAGTCGCTAACCTACACAGCCTTTTAAGAGTTATAGGCAGAAAGGACATTTCTATGGCAGCAGTTACAGGAAAGATTGATCGTAAATACATGGCTCATTTTATCGATGCGGGTTCCCTTTGTGGAGGACTGACACCGAAATATGAACGTCTTGGAAAAGATCTGGAAGAGTACAATATAGAACTTAATCCAGATACTGAAACTTCTAAAAATATTCTTGGAGAATCCACATTTAAGCACAACGGATACGAGGTTTCTTCTGATGCAGATCCATTCTATGCGGATACCACATCGGATTTATTCGGAGCATTGCAGAAAATTGTAGACAACCGTTACCAGGACGACAATCTCAAAACAAAAGCAGTTGAAGTCCATCTTTGGACGGAAGCAACCACAGGAAAATACGAAGCATATCAACAGGATTGCTATGTCGTGCCGACCTCCTACGGCGGTGATACATCAGGCTATCAGATCCCATTTGCCGTGAACTACGTTGGTGAACGAGTAAAAGGAAAATTTGATATCAGTTCCGGTACATTCACAGCTGACAGTGAATAAGCACATATACAAGGAGGACACGCCAAATGGCAAAAGTAATTAATACTAAAATTGATGATGGAATTCTCGTTTTTACATTCACAAATAACGAAGACGAAGTTTTTTCTTCTTTCAAACTGAACCCGACGGATATCAATGTAGCAGCACGCGCAGAAGAACTGGAGGAGTGCTTTGAACAGTTCAAGGCTTCCGTCCAGAAAGTCACATCTGGTAAAGAGATGGCGGAACTGAATAAACAGATTGAGGATAAAATCAATTATCTCCTTGGATATGAAGCATCCAAGGACCTGTTTAAAGAACCAATTACCGCAACAACTGTATTCGGTAATGGCCAGGTATTTGCTTATATCGTACTTGATAAGATCACAGATGCAATCGCACCGGAAATCGAAAAGAGAAAAAAGAAAATGCAGGCAGCAGTTAACAAGTATACGGAGAAATATGAAAAATGACCGCCTATGAGCTTCCCACCTCACTGAACATAAGTGGGGTGGATTTTTCTATTAGAACAGATTTTCGTGCGATTATTGATATACTTATTGCTCAGAACGATCCAGAGCTGGATGAACAGGCAAAAGCTATTGTTATGCTGAAAATTCTGTATATAGACTGGCAAGATTTACCAGAGAAACATCTTGCAGAAGCGTGTCAAAAAGCTTGTGAGTTTATCGACTGTGGACAAGCTGACAGTGATCCGAATCGCCCAAAACCACGATTAATGGACTGGGAGCAGGATGGCGATATGGTGATCCCTGCTGTCAATAAGGTAGCTCATAAAGAGGTCCGGGCAGTGGAATATATGCACTGGTGGACGTTTTTCGGATACTTTATGGAATCTGGTGAATGCCTTTTTAATACAGTGGTTGGAATCAGGTCAAAAAAGGCAAAAGGAGAACGTCTGGATAAATGGGAAAAAAAATTCTATCAAGAAAACAAGAACATTATTGATATAAAAACACGTCTCAGCGATGAAGAGCAAGCTTATAAAGATAAGCTGAATGAGATGTTGAACCTCAAATAGTTAGGAGGTGGACACATGGCTGCCGATGGCTCAATTATTATTGATACCAAGCTTGATACATCTGGAATTGATAATGGAGTATCGAGAATTAAGCAGTCATTTAACAGCCTTGGTAGTGCTGTAAAGAAAATCGGTCTGTTAATTGGTGGGGCTTTTGCTGTTGGTAAATTGGTACAGTTCGGCAAAGAGTGCGTTGCCCTTGGTTCCGACCTCGCAGAAGTTCAGAATGTGGTCGATGTTACATTTACCACCATGTCGGATAAGGTCAATGAATTTGCAAAGAATGCAATGGCCTCAGCCGGGCTGTCTGAAACTATGGCAAAACAGTATGTTGGTACGTTTGGAGCAATGTCCAAGTCGTTCGGATTCTCAGAAGCACAGGCTTACGATATGTCAACAGCTCTGACACAGCTGACCGGTGATGTCGCATCATTCTATAACATTAGTCAGGACTTGGCTTACATCAAGCTGAAATCCGTGTTTACGGGTGAAACGGAAACACTCAAGGACCTCGGTGTAGTAATGACCCAGTCAGCACTTGATCAGTATGCACTTGCAAATGGATACGGCAAGACCACATCTGCAATGACCGAACAGGAGAAAGTTGCCCTCCGTCTGGCTTTTGTGCAGAAAAAGTTATCAGCTGCATCTGGCGACTTCATTCGTACTTCAGACAGCTGGGCAAACCAAGTGCGAGTAATGCAGTTACAGATGCAATCTCTAAAAGCAACAATCGGGCAGGGATTAATTAATATATTCACTCCGGTTATTAAAGCTATTAACATCTTGCTTGGAAAACTGGCAACATTGGCAAATGCTTTTAAATCTTTTACAGAGCTGATTACTGGAAAAAAATCATCTGGAGCAACTAGTGCCGGAATTGCTGGAGCTAACATTGCGGAAACCGCCGATGGATACGAAGACGCAGCGAATAATGCTGAAAAACTTGCTGATGCTACCAAAGATACTGCGAAAGAAACAAAAAAAGCAAAGAAGGAATCAAAAGATTATCTTTCTACTCTTGATGAAATTCATAAAGTTTCTGCAGATGATGAAAGTACTTCCTCTTCTCCTTCTGGTGGTACCTCATCAGGAGCTGGCATTCCAAATGTCGGAAGTGTGGATTATGGAAATTTAGCAGATGGAGAAAATGCACTGGATAAAATCAGTGAATCAGCTAAAAAACTTGCAGATCTTCTCAAAAAGCTCTGGAAACCTTTTCAGGAAGCTTGGAAGAAAGAGGGCAAGAAAACCATTGATGCCGCAAAGTTTGCTTTTTCCAGCCTTGGAACACTTGCCAAGAGTGTAAGCAAAAGCATCGTTGAGGTTTGGACGAATGGAACAGGCACAAAGATGCTTGAGACTATGCTGCGGATTGCCCAGAATGTGCTTAAAACAATCGGGAATATTGCATCAGGATTCGCAGATGCCTGGAACAAGAATAATGTCGGAACACAAATTATTCAAAACATTGCAAACGCACTTCTGACAGTGATGCAGTTCGTTGAAAAGATTGCAGCGGATACAGCAACATGGGCGGCGGACCTTGACTTTTATCCGTTGTTGGAATCTATCAGCAATCTTACAACTGCATTTGCACCAATTATAGAATCCATTGGAAATGTACTGGAATGGATTTACAGGAACATTGTTCTTCCAATGCTTAAATGGGTAATCGAAACAGGTATTCCAACAATAATTAACATGGTGTCTACTATGGTAAATTTCTTTGTTGAAAATCAGCCTATAATAGAAGCTTTTGGTGCAATTCTTGTCGGAGCGTTTGCGGCAACAAGAATATCATTGTTGATTAAAGTAATAACTACAAGTATATCTGGACTTATAGGATTTATAACAGGAGCGGGCGGATTAATTCCGGCATTGAAATCCATTGTTCTTATGCTTGGAGGACCGGTGACACTTGCAATTGCTGCTGTTATAGCTGCTGGAATATTACTGTGGAAAAACTGGGACACCGTAAAAAAAGCTGCAAGAAAATTAGCTGATTATGTTGTTGATAAAACAAAAGCTATGGCAGAGGGTGCAGTTGCAAAATTCAAGGATTTGAAGGAAAAAGGAATTAGATTCCTTGGAATTCTTAGGGATGAAGCAAAAAAAATATGGAACAAGATATTAACTACGACAGGAGAATTTGCTGGAAAAATAAGAGATGGTGCTGTACTAGCATACACAGGATTGAAAGAAAAAGCTATTTCTGTTCTTGAAAATGCTAGAGATAAAATGTACGGAATCTGGGAGAGTATAAAAAATACCGCACAAGAAGCTTGGGAAAACTTATCTTCTTTTGTGCCAAACAAAGTTGAAGAAATCAGGACGGCTATCGTAGACAAATTTGTAGATGCGAAAAATACGGTCGTAGACGCGTTTTATGGAATTCGAGATACAATTCGAGAAGTTTTGAACAAAGTTATAGGACTTGCGAATAGTGCCATAAGAACTGTAAATGGTGCAATAGGTGGAATTGAATCAGCGTTTACATTCGGACCTTGGGAAGTTCCTACTCCTTTTGGAAAAAAGAAAATTGGATTTAAGGCAACCTTTCCTCGTGTGTCCACAATTCCATATCTTGCAAAAGGTGCCGTTATTCCACCTAGATCTGAATTTTTGGCTATGCTTGGAGATCAGAAGCAGGGAAATAACCTTGAGGCTCCTGAAGGACTTATCCGGGAGATTATTAATGATGCACTTGCAAGAAATTCAAGAGGTGGAGACACAAGGCTAACCGTAATCCTAGATCGTAGAGTATTATTTGATGAATTTATTAAAGAAGCAAAACAGCGAAGAGATACAAGTGGAAGAAACCCACTTGAATTAATATAAGGAGTATTGCTATGGCTGAAAAAGAAAAAATAAAAATGAATAACATAATCATCTGGCAGCCAGAAAAAGATATGGCATATTCCTTTGAAACGCAGTATTCATCTGGAAGTAATCGCACACAATATGGAGTCGGAAAGTTTACTCCGCTTTTTACGGTTGAGCAATATGGATACACTGGAAAAAATATTCCAATTAACGAAGCAACCAAAATTATTAGGATCATAGCAAAAGGACATAATTTTACACTACATCATTTTTCAATTTATTATGGTGAATGGAGAAATGATCCATTTTACGTAGCAAAATCACAAGATATAAAAATCGGAGAACTATCCGATGATAGAAAATATCTTTCAGAATTATCATTTAACATGACGGGGGTGAATCCACTTGATTAATGTTTCAAAGGCATTCAAAGATGCACTTGCAGAGGGCGAAAAACTATATGAAGTAGTGGATATCACCTTTGCGGATGGAAGAAAAAAGACCTTGGACAGTGAAATCCTGGTAGGTGGAGGAACCTTCACGGACTGCGCAGAAAGCAGCAGCTTTCCGATCGGAACCACAATATGTAAGTCAATGACACTGAGCCTGGATAACACAGAGGACCAGTGGAAAGATTACTACTTTTACAAAGCAAAATTAACCGCCTACCTCAAAAT